CGGATATTTTTTGGTAAATATGTTAATATATATGCTAATTTCAAAAAATATCCGTCATGGAAGCAGAGTATTCAGGACCACAGCTCAATGTTCCACAGACTTTCACGTTACCATAATCTTATTAATGTTAAAGATTATAAGACATCCTGTATTTTGGTAAAAAATGATGGGTACGCAACAGACCCGGATTATACCAAAACTCTGATTAAAACCATTGAAACTTATAAGCTGTATGAATGGGATAAGCTAACATTAGAAGGTATAGATACTAGTCATTCAGTACCTACACACAGTCTTAAAATAAATGGTAAAGGTAGTGATGTGATTTGGTTACAGATAGCATTAAATCAACACGGTTATAATTTAAAAGTTGATGGTATCTTTGGTAAAAATACTTTAAATGTGGTAATGGATTATCAGAAAAAGAATGGTTTGAAAGTTGACGGAATAGCAGGAGTAAAAACAATAGCTAAGTTGTGTGAAAAAGAATGAACAGTTTAAGTATTCCAATCAAAGATGTTATCATACCAATGTATGATGATGTATTAAAAGATATATTAAATCACGGACATACACATTATGTATTTCCTGGCGGAAGAGGTAGTACAAAATCATCATTCGTTGGTGGGATAGCAATACCATTACTGATAATGGCATATCCAAACGTACATGCAGTATGTTTTAGAAAAGTTGGTAATACTGTGCAAAAGTCAATATTTGCACAGATTATATGGGGTATATATAAATTGGGACTTGAAGGGTTTTTTCACATACCAAAAACATTTGCAAGTCCTATTGTATATAAACCAACAGGGCAACAAATAATCTGTATGGGACTTGATGACCCGATGAAAGTAAAATCAATTAAGTTACCATTTGGATATATTGGTATTACATGGTTTGAGGAATTAGACCAGTACGCTGGTGAAAATCAGTTAAGAACAGTCACCCAGTCAACGATGCGTGGTGGTCCTATGTTTTGGGATTTCAGAACATTCAATCCACCCATATCAAAGAATAACTGGGCAAATGAGTATGCAGATGAATGTGAATTTTCAAGACAGCATGATACATTAGTTGTAAGAAATACATATCTTGATGTGCCTGTTGAATGGTTAGGACAACAGTTCATAGATGAAGCTGAGGAACTGAAAAGACTTAATCCAAGAGCTTATACTCATGAGTATTTAGGTGTTGCTATTGGTACTGGTGGAGATGTATTTCCAAATGTGGAAGAATTTGATAGCACAAAAGATATCGAAATTCTTAATGCAGATGGCAGTATTGCACAGAGAATACCAGCTTTACACATGTTTACCAATATTTACTGCGGACTTGATTGGGGTTTTGCTTTAGACCCGTTACACTTTGTAAGATGTCATTTCGATACACGGAAATATGATTTGTATATATTCAGAGAATTTAGACAGATAAAGCTAAGGAATAAAGATGCTTATGGGATACTTTACAATGAAAAGAAGCTCATAAATCACCAGGAATTATTGATAGCAGATAGTGCGGAACCTAAATCAATAATGGATTTTAAAGCATACGGAGCATACATAAGAGGAGCAGAAAAAGGACCTGATTCAGTAAGATATGGCATCAAGTGGTTACAGGGACTAAATCATATTTACATTGATCGAAAAATGTGCCCGTCAACTTATAATGAGTTTACTCAATATGAATTTGAGCAGGACAAAGATGGCAACTTTATTAGTGAATATCCCGATAAAGATAACCATAGTATAGATGCCACAAGGTATGCACTTGAAAAGTATTGGATTAGGAAAGGTAATTAAACAATGGGTAGTGTTGGAAGTACATCATCAACTAAAGCTGATTCTTTACAGTTACAGGAAGCCGTATTCTATGCAAAGACAAGAGGAGCTGGAAGTGTTGAGTATACAGATTCAAAAGGAAATGTTATTAAACAGAAAGTGAAAGATTCTGGAGGAGTATACAGAACATCTTTTAATCCGAAAGTTGAAGCATATGCTAAAATGGGAGAACAACAACTTAATGCAGAACTGAAAAAACAGCAGGCAATATCAGATGAAAACTACATGAAGTTTTCGAGAAGTGCGGCAAGTAAAAGCGCAAGTCAAGTAAATGCGTTTACAAATGCAGATATTGAATTGAAAGCAATCAAACAGGCATTAAGAAGATTGAAAAAGAGGTGATGTTGATGGGAAGTATTGGAGCGTCAAAAGATTTAGGACCAATCGGGACATCAAGTCCTAACGGAGATTTAAAACATGTCACTTTGTATCATGGCTCTTTTCAAGATTTTAATGAATTTGATTATGAGAAAGGTAAACAAGCTCATGGGGGTGGTTCTGACCAGTACGGACAGGGATTTTATTTCACAGCTGACCCGCAAAGAGCGAGAGCATTTGGAAATATCATCTATGAAGTAGATGTTGCATACTCTACAGATTATAGAACGGCAAAAAAGACAGGACGTGAAAAAGATTTTGCATATAATGAAAAGACTGGTTATTGGGTAATTCCAGCAAATAAATCTGCAAATTTGAAAATAAAGAAGAAAAGGAGAGTGGACTGATGGGTAGTGTAGGTAATAATTCAAGTAACAGTAAATACAACGGATTCAGTATCACAAATCCTGAAGGTAAAACTGAGAATTACAGAGTTATCAACGGACGTGTAGAATTTGCAAATGGTCAGGCAAGCAAGTTCTTTGGAATTGACCGTGTAGAAATGATACAGAAGGCGTATGATAACGCTGGAAGTGTACAAGATCTCATCAAGCGTATAAATGATATTGGTAAAGGTTCTGCAAAGAGTCTTTCAGATAAAGAAGTTGAAAGACTTATAGCTGAAAGAGATGCAGAAAGAAAAGAGCGTCAGGAAGAAGCAATAAAAGAAGATGCTCAAAGACATAGAGGAAAAGGTGTAAACAGACATAGAACATATTGGAGTGCTATGTGATTAAATGCAGTATATAGAACAAAAACAATATCTGCCTAAGATATTTCAAGATGTAAATTCATTATATCGTTATACCTCAGTCATAGAACACGCCACAACGTTGCTATCAGCTTCATATAGCGATTGTTTTAAGTCACTTATAGATTTATTCAATAACATAGGTAAAACGTCTTACAACGTCAAATACAAGCGTGTGAAGTATAAGCAGTTAGTTGATAAAAAATCTAAACTGAGAAATAACGGACGTGCTATCGTATGTTTTAGTGGTGGGAAAGACAGTCTTGCAACAGTTCTGAGACTAAAAGAGCAGGGTTATCAAGTATGGTTATATCATCTTAAAGGCATCAATCAGACATACAAAGATGAATATAAGACAGCTGAAAAGATATCAGAAATGTTAGGTGTTCCGTTCATAAGTGAAGAAATACAGCTCAAAGGAAGTCACGAATGGACGGAACATCCAATGAAAAACATGATAATTGCCGATAATGCTTTATGGTACGGGATAAGAAATAACATAACAGTAAATATCTATTTTGGCAATTTTATGTCAAGTTCTGTATATAGTGACCCTTTTGATGTCTGTGGTGGTGACTGTAAAGAGATGTGGGATGCTTATGAGAAAATCATACAGCAAGTAATACCGAATTGGCACATGGGATTTATGCTCAATAACTTTCAAGATACTATTGAAACACTTGTGAGACATAAAGAGTATTTACCATTTGTTCAGTCATGTATAGGGCCATACAGATATAGAGAGTATTTACACAAGAACAATCAGACAAAATACGGAATAGAATTACCAGAACATAGATGTGGAAGTTGTTGGAAGTGCTGTCTTGAATATATAGTATTCTGTGATTATGAAGTATATACCTATAATCAAGAATACTATAAGCATTGTCTTGAAATACTTAAAAAGACTTTGCAGAAAGAGAACGGAATAAAATTAAAACGTCTTGAAGATGTATGGCATGAATATTGTTTTTATGACATAGAAAGGAGCAGATATTTCAATGGGTAGTGTTGGTATGAAATATCTAAAAGCAAGATTAAAAAACAAATAGTTTACATCTAAATAAATATGTAGTATAATGTTTATGAACACATATATTATGTATTGAAAGGAGACTATAATGGGTAGTGTTGGAAGTATATCAGGTTACTCTAAATGGGAAGCTAACAACATAAGAATACAGAATGATTTTGTAAAGTGGCTTGATAGCAGAGATAAAAAACCTTTTGAAGCTGACCAATATAATGTATTTGAGAAACTTACTCTTGATGAAGTTAAAAAGTATTTGAGAACTGAGGAAGAAAAAGGATATAATTATTACTCAGATAATGAAGTTCCGGCAGATGAATCTTGGTATATTAAGTATAAAGATGGTACTGATGTATATTTGTCAGAAGGTGATAGTATAAAAGGAGTTAAAAGAACTGGTATATTATTCGCTATAAATGAAAATCCAGGCACAACTGCTATCTATGGAAAATCAAAGGATATACAGATTGAAAATATTTCTGACTATTCGGAGCATAACAATATATGGAGAGTAAAATAAAAGAAATATTAGAACTTGCTAACTTTTACGGTTTTGATATTGAATCAAAGTATTGTGATGGCGAAAAGATAACTGAAAAAGCAATAACATTAGAAGAATTAGAAAGAATTTTAATTGAGGTATTAAGTGATGAATAAAACAAATTTTGATATTATACAGGATGCGTCAAATGAAGATAAGCAAGAGTGTATTGATAAAGTATCTAAATGTTGTGCAGATATATGTGTTCACATGATTAAACGTATATGTGCAGAACAATCAATTGCTGATTTTGTCGAAATTAGTAATTTTGATTATTGTGAGATAATAAGTAAATTTAAGGATTTCTTTAATCGAGAAGTTAAAAAGTAATATTTAAGGAGCTAATATGTCACTATTCAAAGTAAAGAAATCATCAATACCAAAGGCACTACATGAAAAATATGTAGTGCCACCTTTTAGTGTATTTAATACTCATCAACCATATTATCGAGAAAGAATGAGAATGTGGCGTGATATGGGAATGTGTGGCACTAATGGACGTATAACAAGTAATAATGGTTTAAGTTATGATAACAGGAGGATGGATAAACATTCGGGCAGAAAGACAGAACTTAATGGTACATCTATATTTAGTCCGGTATTAACAGAAGTAGTTTATAAATGGTTTACGCCACATGGAAACTCAAAAATATTTGACCCGTTTGCAGGAAGTATAACAAGAGGAGCAATAGCATCTGTATTAGGACATGATTATGTTGGCTATGACATAAATCCAAAACAGGTGAAAAGCAATATAGAAGAATTTCAAAAGATCGTACAAAAATATGATGTGCCAGGAAAAGCACTTTGGTATTGTCATAACAGTGCAGATAGTTATGTTGATTATAAAAAAGCAGATTTAATATTCACTTGCCCACCTTATTTCAATCTCGAAAAGTATTCAGACATAGAAGGAGATTTATCACTCCATACTAAGTATGAAAGATTTATGTTTGATTATGTATATATCATAGATAAATGTTATAATTATTTAGTAGACAATTCATTTATGGTATGGGTTGTATCTGATGTCAGAAGAAAAGACACTGGAGCATATTATGGACTTGTGGCAGATACGATAAAGCAAGCTCAAAGTGTTGGATTTCAGCTGTATAATGAAATCATCTTATATAACGAGACAGGCAATCTTGCAATAACAAGCGGAGATTATATGAAAAAAGCAAGAAAAGTAGGCAGACAACACCAAAATGTATTGGTGTTTTACAAAGGCGATACCAAACATATAAAAGATAAATTTGGCGAGGTATAAAAATAAAATCATTAGATACACTGGTTAATATAATCAGTGTATTTTTTATTGTCTATTTGTGTGTTATAATATTTTATGTAAATTGATTGTATATTAAACATAAGAGGAGGAGTATAATGGCTTCTTTTTCTCAAATATGGCAAAAATTGAAAGGAGTAGTAAATACAGTGTTAAACGGTAGAACAATACAACAGGTTTTGCATATAACACCTGCAATATCTGATGAAATGGAAAATGCTATCAGATTGTGGGATAAGATGTATTCAGACAATGCTCCATGGCTACACGAACCTGATGGTAACGATCCCGTTAAAGTTGCGTCTTTGGGACTTCCAGCGATGATTGCAAGTGAAAAAGCGAGGATGGCTTTAATTGAATTTAAGTCAGAGATAACAACACCAACGGAAGAGGTTGAAATTGATAATCCGAATTATACTGAACCCGAGCCTGATATTTTTGGTAATATAATACCAAGTTCAGAACCACTGACGATTATAGAAGATAAACCAATTGGAAATACAGAGAGGGCTGATTATCTTAATAAGCAGTATAAGAAATTAAAAGATAAATTAAGGGTGGAAATTGAAAGTGGTATTGCTAAAGGCGGGCTTGTTATCAAACCTTATTTAGTACAAAACAGTTCACCGGATGCAGAAACCACGTACACAATAGAATTTGATTTCATTCAGGCAGACGCTTTTTTCCCATTAGGTTTTGATACGACAGGAAGAATTATCGAAGCGGCATTTATTGAAGAAATGACGGAAAAAGATAAAATATATAGGCGTGTAGAACATCACACATGGGCTGGAAATAGTGTTACTATCGAAAATAAAGCATTTGTAACCACAAATAGTAACACATCTTCAATGAACAGTGACACAATGCTTTTAGGAAAAGAAATAAAGCTCACAGAAATACCCCAATGGTCTAATATGCGTGAAAAGACCACAATAAATAATGTTGACCGTCCGCTATACGCTTATTTCAAAATGCCCTTGAAGAATACAGTTGATAAATCAAGTAAACTCGGCATAAGTGCATTTGAACGTGCCAAAAAACTTATAAAAGATGCGGATGAACAGTATTCAAGACTTTTATGGGAATATGAAGGTGGTGAACTTGCAGTTGATATTGACCGTGATGCTTTAAGGACTGACGTGGATGAAAATGGTAATACGAAAACACGTATGAACCACAGTCAAGAAAGACTTTTTAGAAAAGTTGACCTTGGCAGTACAGGTGATACCTATCAACCCTATGCACCATCTTTAAGAGATACAAGCTATATACAGGGACTCAATACCATACTTATGCGTATAGAGGACGTTGTGGCATTGAGCAGAGGAACACTTTCAGATGGAGCACAGGAAGCAAGAACAGCCACAGAATTAAAAATATTGAAACAACGTTCTTATCAAGCTAACGCCGATATTCAACAGGCAATACAGGCAACACTTGAAGATGTTGTTTACATTATGAACGTGTATGCAAGTCTTTACGAAATTACACCGGAAGGCGAATATGACGTATCTTTTGAGTGGGATGATTCCATAATCACTGATGTTGATACAGAACTTACAAAACGTCTTACACTTATGCAGAATGGACTTGCAGGTAAAGTGGAGACCCGAATGTGGTATTTTGGTGAGACTGAAAGACAGGCAAAGGAAGCACTTGCACAAATTGACGGCGAAAATATGGCGGAGATGGAAAATGATTTAGCCATGCAGGCAAATCAAATGCAGTTAGGTGCAACTAATAAAATAAATCAGCAACAACAGATTTCAAAAGCAAAGGTTGATGAAGCACAGGCGAAGTCTAATGTTAAGATTAAAGAAAAAGAACAATTAAACAAACTAAAGGAGGAAAAGAAATGACATTAACACAGTTACTTTCAGCACTCAGTACACCAAATGTACAGGTAAAGCTTGTAGATTTGGATACGGACAAAGAGATTTTAACATTTTTTGCCAGCGGTCATGCAAATCTTGATGATACACTGGAAGCAAGATCGGTTAAATTTTGGTCGATTATAAGCACAAGTTCAATTAAAGTGGTACTAGGTGCTTATGTTGGCAAAAGCAATATGACAAATGACACAACAAACGATAACACTGGTACGGATGATACACAGGAGCCTTAATGTTAAGTGAAAATCAGATTGATGATTTAATACAGCCAATAATCACAAGACAGGAACAAATTAATACATGGGTCATTAAAAAAATAGCTAAGAGGGTAAAAGACATTGGAGAGCTTTTACCCTCTGACGTTAATCAGTTATACCAATTATATCTTTCCGGTGAAGATGTTAGAGATATAACAGAACACATAGCAGAAGAGACAGTTTTACAAATCACACAGATAAAGAACATGATAAAGCTGGTGGCACAGGATGCCTATCAAGATGCTAAAATGTTATATGATTATAGGTTTAAAACTTATATACCGTTTAAGGAGAATGAACATCTGCAAAGAGTTATTACTGCAATTGGAAATCAGACTTCCGGAGAATATACGAATATAGCAAAAGCACAGGCATTTATGATGCGGGATATATCAAACCCTAAAAAATTTATACCGACACCGTTAGCAAAAACCTATTATAATGTTGTTGATACCGCCATACAGGCTACCCAGCAAGGTGTTGTTGATTATAATACTGCTATGCGACAAACTTTGAAAAATCTTAATGATAGTGGTATCAGAGTTATAAGATATACAGCAGAAAGTGGGAGAAAAACAACACAAAGGGCTGACACTGCTGTAAGAAGAAATCTTTTAGATGGTGTACGGGCAATAAATCAAGGTGTGCAGGATGAAATTGGTAGACAAGTGGAAGCAGATGGAAAAGAAATCACTGTACATCAAAATTCCGCTCCAGACCATGAACCTGTACAAGGACACCAGTTTTCAAATGAGGAATTTGAAAAGTTGCAAAATGCAGAACCCTTTAAGGATGTGAACGGTAGACAGTTTAAGCCAATTGAACGTGCCATTGGTACTCTGAATTGTAGACATTTTACGTATTCCATTATTATCGGACTTAACAAACCAAATTTTACAAAAGAACAATTACAAGAATTTATTAAGCAAAATCATAAAGGTTTTACGACAAAAGACGGTAAACATTTTACCATGTATGAATGCACACAGTTACAAAGAAACTACGAGTTTAATATCCGTAAAATGCGAACAGGGGTACAGATGGCAAAGGAAGCTGGTGATGATAAACTACTTGATTTTTATAAAACAAAAGAATCACAATGGCTTGCAAAGTATAAACAATTTTCAGATGCTTGCGGATTATCAATGAAATTAAATAGGATAAAAGTTAATTAACATAATACTTTACACTAAAAGATAAATTTAATATAATATAATAGAGTAAGATATTAACTCCTTACTCTATTCAACAGACGTATATAAATGGTCCGGACCACTGTTTATGTACGTCTGTATTATTTAAATATAAAGGGTAAAGAGATGAATAATTTTTCTTATGTAGTCGGTATTTTAGGTTTAGTGCTTACGATATTTAATATTATAGACAAGGTAGCACAGTGGAAAGCAAGAATAGATGCTCCGGAAAAAGAACAGAATGAAAGAATAGAGGCTTGTGAGACCAAGTTAATTTTACATGATGCGCAGTTAAGTAAATTAACTGAATATCTAAGTAATGACGATAAAAGAATTAAAAGTATTCAGGATACCAACAGGATATTTGCAAAAGCATTACTTGCGTTGCTGTCAAATAACGAAACTGAAAAAATAAAGACATATGAGAACTTACATAATTATTTGATAAATCATTTAGGTGATAATACAGTGTGAAAACACTTTATTATAAACAGTCCAGCATAAAGACGATTAAAGAATGCACATTTGTCCAAACTGTAATGGACAATTAAATAAAACAGCTATAAAGAATGTGAGGAGCAAAAAAGATGTTAATTAAGGAACTATTTGAAAAAGCAGAAAACGGAACTTTGACATTTGAACAGTTTGAATCCCTTATGAAGGAGAGTGGCGCTAATTTCAAGGATTTGTCCACCGGTGAATATGTGTCAAAACATAAGTATGATGATGCACTTGAATCAAAGGACAAAGAGATTGAAACACTCAATAAAACAATAAGTACAAGGGATACGGATTTGGAGGCGTTAAAGACAAAACTTTCGGAGGCTGGTACAGATGCAGAAAAACTGAACACGCTTACAAATGACTTTACTGCATTACAAGGTAAGTATGATGCGGATGTAAAGGCATATAAAGAACAACTTAAAAAGCAGGCTTATGAATTTGCTGTTAAGGAATATGCAAATACGCTTAACTTTTCAAGTGCCGCCGCAAAACGTGATTTCACACAGGCCTTAATTAAAGAAAATTACAAGATGGATAACGATAAGATTATGGGGGCAGAGGATTTCAGGGTAAAATACGAATCTGAAAACGCAGATGCTTTTAAGGCAGTTGAGTCTACACCAGCTCCACAGCCCGCACCGGAGCCTGCACCAAAACCAGCATTTGTAAATCCTACTCCAGGAACACCTAATCCACCACATGTATCACTTTCACAGATGATGCAGGCAAAAAATGAAAATCCTGATATGACAGTAACATTTTAAGGAGGTAAAATATGCCACAATTTGATTCAAAAATTTTTAATGGGGAAGTATTTCAAAAATACGTTGACAGAATCCCTAACACCAAGCTTAACGAACTTGTAAAGTCAAGAGCAATAAGACAGAGACCTGACCTTGCTGGAGTTATGGCTGATCAGGTAGGCGGTAACTACATTACAACTCCTCTGAAAGGACTTATTTCCGGTTCTGTTCCTGTAAACTACGATGGTCAGACAAATATCACATCGAACGGAACAAAGACATTTAGCCATTCCAGGGTTGTTGTAGGTAGAGCAAACGCTTGGACAGAAAAGGATTTCTCTTACGATATCACAGGCGGCGAAGATTTCATGGAGAACGTTGCGCAGCAAATTTCAGAGTATTGGGATGAAATCGACCAGGAAACCATTGTACATGAACTTAACGGTATTTTCAAAATGTCAGATACAGCCGGTCTTGAATTTATTGATAAACATACTCACAACATTACAGCAGAGACCAACAGCGAAGGTAAAACAGGTATCATGGACGCCACAACTCTTAATACAGCTATGCAGAAGGCTTGTGGTGATAACAAATCAAAGTTTTCACTTGCAATCATGCACTCAAAAGTTGCTACAAACCTTGAAAATCTCAAAGTACTTGTATATCTTAAATATAATGATGCGAACGGAATGCAGAGAGACCTTTCAATTGGTACTCTTAACGGCAGGCTTGTAATGGTTGATGATTCAATGCCTACAATGGAAGATGAAGCTTCTGCAACTTATGCAAAGACTTCTGATGTAGCACTTGTGGACGGCAAGACATATTACACAAGGAGCGGCTCTTCAGGCAATTATGTTTATACGCCAGTTGCTGAACCTGATGTTGCAAATATCGGTTCATACTATGAAAAGACAGCTGCCGGTAATACTCAATATGTTACTTATGTATTTGGCGATGGTGCTATTGAGTACACCAACTGTGGAGCTAAGGTTCCTTATGAAATGGACAGAGATCCCAAGGTAAACGGTGGTGAGGACACACTGTATTCAAGACAGAGAAAGTGCTTTGCCCCTTACGGTATATCATTTACCAAGACTGTTATGGCAAGTCTTTCTCCTACAGACGCAGAGCTTGAAAACGGTTCTAACTGGGAACTTGTAAACAGCAACGACGGAGCAAACAAAGAGTATATCGCACACAAAGCTATACCGATTGGAAGAATCATTTCACTCGGCTAATGAATTGCAAAGGTGGTGGAATCAATGTATCTGAACTATAGTGAATATCAAAATTATGGTGGAACATTAGACGAAACCACCTTTAATGACTACAACTTTGAAGCTGAATCTTTAATCAATTATTGGACATTCAATCGTTTGGTTAAGGATACGGAAATATCGGAGAATGTGAAGCAATGTGTATATAAGCTTATATCTTTAATTAAGCAAAAGGCAGATGCTTTAACATTAGGTGCTTCTATTGATGGTACAAATACATCAAGTGCCGCTATAACATCTCAGTCAAATGATGGAGTATCAATTAGCTACAATGCTTTAAGTGCTTCACAGCTGATTGAAAATAGCCAGTTGGAATTTGATAGTACCATAAGACGATATTTGCAAGGTGTTAGAAATTCTTTAGGACAATTGGTGTTATACAGGGGGATATATTCAAATGAGTGAATATCCGGTATGGTGGGATACTCCGATAACAGTATTTAATAAATTTACTGATTCCGAAACGGATGTTATCACCTGGCAGAAAACACAAATAGAGAATTGTTTTTGGAAGCATAATGTTGACCGTATCGCTATAAATCAAACAGTCATAGAATCCAATAATATTATATGCAGGATACCTAAACAAGATAACTTTATTGAAAAATATGAATGGGTGCAAAAACCAAATGATGAAATGAGCAATTATTTCACACTTGGAGTTGGAGATATCATTGTTAAAGGTTTTGTAGATGATACAATAAATGAATACGAAAAGGGTCATAGATCAAATGACTTACTTAATAAATACAAACAGCTTCAAGGATGTATTCAGATTCAGGAAGCACATGTAAATGTTGGATTAGGGCGATGTTTACCACATTATTATGTAAAGGGTGAGTAGTAATATGATAAGTGTTTATGTAGATATGTCAAATCTTAATCTCGATAAAAAGATTGAGCATATATGCCATGAGGATAAATCTAAATTGGCGATACATAACCTTTTAGCTAAAATGTGTGACCCGTATGTACCAATGGATAGTGGTACATTAGCACAAACAACACGAATTACAAGTGAAGGCGTCACGTATTCATCACCTTACGCACATTATCAGTACGAAGGACAGGTTTATGGACCAAATATACCAATAATTCAAGATGGAATTGTAGTTGGCTGGTTCAGTCCTCCAGGAAAGAAAAAACATCCGACAGGAGCAGAAATAAATTACAATAAGGAAGTACATCCGTTAGCTACATCACATTGGGATAAAGCTATGTTAAGAGATAACAAAGATAAGTTTGAAGCAGAGATAAAACGCATTCTCACAGAAAGGTATAATGAATTATATGGTAAATAAAGACCAGGCAATAATTGATTTTTTAATTACATGTCCTATCATTAAAAATAGTTCACTATACTTTAATTTTATCAATGCTAAAGACAATAACAATCAAATCATTACAATGTCTAATGATAAATCACTTAACAGAAACTTTGTTGACGGTAGTGTACTTAAAAGATATTCATTTATTTTAATATCGTTTAAGTCTATCACAGAAAATGCAATTCCCAAAACAGCAGGCATGACGGATGAAAATGTAGAAGATAAAATGGATGTTCAGTCAATTATAGACTGGATAACAGAGCAAAATGATTTACACAATTATCCAAATTTTGGTGAGAAATGTGATATTGACGGTATGGAAGCTTTAACAGAGAATCCTAATTTGGACGGTATTGATAACACATCATCGCCAGCACTTGCTAAGTATAGTCTATCAATAAGGATAGAATATTTAGATAAAACTAAGTGTGTTTGGAATAAAGATTAAGGAGGATAAATAGATGGCGGTATCACAGTTTAATTTAAGTGAGGGGCAAAGAGCCGAAAGAAAATATTTACTTACCGTTGCAGAGTGGACAGAAGGTTCCGGACAGGACGCAACAACTGAAAGAGAAATTCTTGGAACAAGAACAGAAGATAGTTCCGTCGAATATAACCCAGATATAGAGACCTCCACTGACATAAGAGGCTTTAACTATACTGATGTAAACAAAACACAACCTCAGCAGGATTTTGACCCGTACCTTGTTCTCGGTGGTTCCAAACTTGGAGCAAAACTTAATGATATAAGGAGACGAAACGCTTTATCAGAACTTAACCAATTCACTATTTATCTCATCACTGCGTATGTTGGAACAGCAGGTGCATATCAGGCTGAAAGACACACAGACTGCACTATCATGTATAATTCACTTGGTGGAGATACTAAAGTGAATATGCCTATATCTGTATACCTTTCAAATAAAATCACCACCGGTACTGTTGATGTATTGAGTGATGATTTTGAATTTACAGCAGACGCAAATATTTAAGTATCAAAAGTAAGGAGTTAATATGAGTTTACAGGATTCAAAAAAGATAATAAACATTCCGGAAGAAAATACTCAAGAAACGGTAGATATTGATTTATCATCAATTGCCAAAAAACGATTTAGAATAAATGGAGATGACAGTAAAATTCTATATCTTAATACATCAGATATGATGATTATGGACAGATTTAGAACCGCTTATCCTAAGTTAATTGAACTTGCACAGGAGGCATCTAAAAAATTACTTGAACTTTCCGATTCTGACATAGATAATAAATTAAATAAATTTGCTGATTCGCTTAAAGATATAAATACAAAGATGTGTGAATATGTAGATTATATCTTTGATGCTAATGTTTCGGAAGTATGCTTGGATGGAGGTTCAATGTATGACCCGTTCAACGGACAGTTTAGATTTCAGCATATATTTGATAAGCTTTTTAATCTTTATGCTGATAATATTTCAAAAGAATATACTAAGCTGTCAAATCATATAAAAAGGTACACGAACAAGTATACCAAAGGAAAATAATTGATGTACAATATTCCTCAAAGTATTTCATTACAAGATAAGCAGTTCAATATCAGGAATAAAGGAGATTTCCGGATGGTATTGGACTGCTTTAACGTTTTAAGTGCGGAAGATTTAACAGAAAAAGAAAAAATAATCGCATGTCTAATTATTTTTTATGAAGATTGCAATGATGTGCAGGATATTAAAATATTTTCTGATTTGGAAAAAGCCATCAAAGAAATGTTTTTATTTTTCAACTGCGGGCAAGACCGAGTAGGTGCGTCTACCCATTATAAATTATTGGACTGGGAAAAAGATGAACAGTTAATTTGTTCAGCCATAAATAAAGTTTCCGGAAAAGAGATACGATTTGAACCGTATATCCATTGGTGGACTTTTATGAGTTATTATTTGGCAATTGGGGATAGCCCGTTATCAACAGTGGTAAGCATAAGAAATAAAATCGCACAAAATAAAAAGTTAGAAAAATATGAGCGTGATTTTAGAAGAGAAAATCCACAATATTTTAATTGGGATATGCGCACGATTGAAATGAAGGAAACAGACAAATTAGCAAGAGAACTTTGGAATAGTAATAAAAAGTAGGTGATTGCATGGCAGATGAATATGATGGGGAAATAACCTTATCAGTTAACATGGATACTAAACAGGTTACACAAACTGCTAACAGATTATCAAAAACATTACAGGATTTATTTGCCGCTGACGGACCGCATCGTCAAACTAAAGCGTTTCAAGCTTGGCAGGTGCAGGTAGATAAAGTCGTTAATAAATCCCAGGAGTTATCCAGTCAGCTACATGCTTTAGAAAATCAGCAGATACCAACAGAAAACTATATTAATCTAAAAAAAGAAATAGAAAAAGCTGAACAGGCATTATTGAAACTGTATAATAGACGAGAAGCGTATGAAGAAATAAACAAAGCACCTCCGGCAAAACTCGGCACTGCAATCACAGCCGCAGAAGAACAGCTGGAAAGACTTGAAAAAGGTATGCAGGAACTTGTTGATACTGGTAAAGCATTTACATTAGGTAAAGACACAAATCAATTTCAGAATTTAACGCACCAGTTAAACGAAGCAAATAATCAAATGGTTGTACTACAGACTAGAGGTGCTGATATTATAGATAAGAACGCTGAAAAACTTGATGGTAAACTTATACCAGCGTTAAAGCGAACACAGTCCGCAACTGCAAAAGTTTTTAATACCCATAATAAAGGATTCACTAAATTAAATCTTGGATGGGATAAACTAATTAAAAAGATTCTTATGTACGGATTCGGTATTCGTAGTATATATTTTCTTTTTAACAGACTTAGGTCAGCCGTTATGGAAGGTATTAAAAATCTGACACAGTTTAAGGACGGTAATAACTCCGTCAATGACGCTATGTCTGAATTGGCTTCTTCTACTTTGTATCTTAAAAATGCAATGGCGGCTATGATAGCTCCTATCTTAGAAGTTGTTATTCCTGTACTGACTCAATTTATGGATATATTAAGCGATGCCACTAATAGAGTTGGTATGTTTATAGCCGCATTACAAGGTAAGACAAGTTTTACTAAAGCTATAAAAGCCGTTAAAGATTATGCGTCAAATATTAGCAAGGCTACCAAAAAACTTGCATCTTATGACGAATTAAATAATGTTACATCTGATAAATCAAGTAGTGAACCATCTGCAAATGATATGTTTAAAGAGGTTCCAATTGACCCGACAGTGATACAATGGCTTGATGATATTAAGAATAGATTAAAACCTATAATGGATGTAATGCAAGCATTGATAGACAAGGCAAAAGAACTTGCTGATACTTTCAAAACAGGATTTGATGATGCGTGGGATTTCTTAAACATTGATGATCAAATAGATGACATTTTAACAAATTTAAGTCTTATAGGACAGCATTTAAAGGATATATTCACCGACCCTGAAGTATTAGCTTCGATCAATACATTCCTTGATAAGGTTGCATATGCGTGTGGTCAGATAGCCGCATCTGTGCTAAGCATTATACTTACAATTGTCCAAAACGTTGTAGGTGGTGTTGAAAAATACTTAGCGCAAAATACAGAAAGAATTAAAAGCTATCTTGTCGAAATGTTCAACGTATGGGGTGATATATATGCACAACTCGGAGAATTTTTTGTAGCATTTGCAAATATATTTCAGGCTTTTGGAAGTAATGAAGGACAACAACTGACAGCAAATTTAATTGGTATATTTGCAGATGCTTTTATGGGAATTAATCTGCTGTTATCTAAATTCGCCTTAGATTTTTTAACACTGTTCACACAGCCTATAATCGACAATCAAGAACAGTTAAAAGCAGTTTTAACTGATTTCTTAGGATTTTTATCTGAAATTACAGGCACTATAAAAGATTTTATTGATAGTGTTGTCGATAAGGCAAATGAGGTTTATGATAAACATTTACATCCTTTATTTGAATCTCTTACAAAAGGTATATCTAATATTGTACAAACAATTTTAGATGTGTACAATAAAAATATAAAACCTTTATTAGATAAATTTGCTAAAAACTTTGACGAATTATTTAAGAATCATCTACAGCCACTTATAAGTCGGGCATTGGAACTAATTGGAAAAGTAGCTGATGCCTTAAAAGTTTTATGGGAGACTGTACTTCAACCGTTTATACAATGGTTTATCACAACAATCATGCCCGCGATTTTACCTGCATTAGACACCATACTTTCAACAGTAATAAATGTTGTTGGAGATATAGCAGATATCATTGGAGGATTTATTACGATTTTGGAGGGTGTTATTGATTTTCTCCTCGGTGTATTTACTGGTGATTGGGATAGAGCATGGCAGGGGATATTGGAAGTACAGACTGGAATATTAGAAATGCTTGGTGGTGCATGGAATGCGATTGTAGATGTAATTGCAGGAGCACTATCTGTAATTGTTGAAACCATGGTAGGTCAGTGGAATGTAATTGTAAGTTCCGTGGAAAATGCTTTAGCCTTTCTGAATGAGATTTTTAGAAATTTTGGGGATATTGTAATTCAAATAGAAACAGATACCCAAAATAATACAAAGGATTTTGTAAATAACATCTTAGAATTTTTTGAAGGTCTTGCTAATGGCGTTGTAGACGCAATTAACACTGTCATTAATGCCTTAAATGGACTTGAAGTTGATGTGCCGGATTGGGTTACGGATTTAACTGGTATTGATAATTTTGGATTTAATATCCCTAATGTTCCTTCGGTAAATATTCCAAGATTGGCTCAAGGTGCAGTAATACCGCCAAACAAAGAGTTTTTAGCAATGTTAGGCGACCAGTCACATGGTACAAATGTAGAAGCACCTTTGGAAACAATTCAGGAAGCTTTATACAATGCACTGATTCAAGCTGGAATTGGTCAGAATAATGAAGATATAGTGATACAGCTTGATGGACGAGAAATTGCAAGAGCAGTAAGGAGAGAGGACAGCATTTTCCGTAAATCGACAGGAGAATCCATGTTTTCTTATTGATATGTTATAATTATATTAGGAGACATTATGGCACAGTATTTAGGTTATTTAATAAAAGTTGGTTCTGACATAATTCCAAATGAATATTTTGTATTTGATACTTATACATGTACACCTGACCAACGACAGGACGTTGATTCTTATCGTGACTTGAACCAAAACCTGCATAGAAATGTTGCCGACAACTATAAATCAATTGTATCTTTTCAGGTGAGAGCGAATCTAACCGAAACTAAGTTAAGGGTACTTATAAATCTTATACAATCAAATTATACAAACACAAAAGAGCGTAAGGTTCATCTTACTTATTTCAATCCAGATAGAGGAAATTACAGTGTTGGAGAATTTTATCTTGTACAACCTAATTATAAGATTAAAAGAGCCGAGGAAGAAGAACTGATTTATAATTCATTTGATTTGAAATTTATTGAGTATTGAGGAATCAGCATGATAAATGTGTTAGACAGTGTTAAAACTGAATATAAATCGGATTCAATACCTAAAAAATACTTTGTTACTTTCCGTGATTATGGACAGATGAAGGATAATGGACAGATCACATCTGAATCTTTACAAATCACGGAAAGTATTTGCAGTGCGGGAAATTTCAAAGTAGGGTTATGTGAAAGCGCGTCCTGTAAAGTATCTTTAGTTATTGACAGTAACGTTAATGGAGATGAAATCACTATTTTTCAAGTTTTAGGCGAATTTGAACCTGAAATAACAAATCCGATAACTAAAACTGATAATATACAGCTATTGGGAGCAGGACTTACAAAGCTTAATACTACGTTCACAAGTTCCAATATTATAAACGGTTTAGATAGTGAGAATTTTTCAAAAGAAGAAGATTACCTGCTTTTAGCTAAATTAAAATATATAGGTAATCCTATTTATTTATATTTGGAAACTTCACAAGGAACTTCGAGAACGATATATTATTTGAAAAGCGGTCTTTATAATTTCAGTAATTTAGAAACTTGGGATAGCACAAAAACATATGCAGAAAATGTAATGGTTTTGCATAATGGATTTGTATGGCAGAGTAAAGCCTATAATAATACAACTGAACCTGGAACACTCGTAAATGGAGAACTAATCAACACATGGGAAAACATCACAAGATATGTACAAGTTGCTATTCCTATTATAGGTTCTGAATTTTATGAATATAAAAAAGCTGTTTATGTAAATACAAACAGTGAATACGGTGTACTTGCAGGACAGGCTGATATATACAAGCTTGATTATCCAATTATGCCTTTGGGATTATTTACCGTAAAATCCTGTAAACGTGCTAATGACAACAGCATAAGAAATATCGAGGCTTATGATAGGATGCAGGATGTAGGTTTAGACGTAGATGTGTATTATAATGATACCGATACCTCAACGACAGGGTTTAATATTCAAGTCGGGCAAGTATTGGATGAAGCCGCAGAGAATACTCAGATTGTAATTGGAAGTAATCTTTCCAAGCAAATCATCAATCCTAACTTAATCAACGATGAAATTGTATCTTTCAGTTCTTTTCCTACAGGTAATATTTATAAAGTTATAAAAAACGAGGAACAGGAAGTACAAGGAACATACAGTGAAGTACAAAGTGCTAACTGCTCACTTGACTATACAAGGACAGAACAAAAAACACTTGAAGGAACGTATGTAAATAACGGTAATTATTCACATACGCAAATGCAGATTATTGACGGTAACTTGGATGAAAGCGCAACCAGCTCCAATAAAGAATTTTCAACCGTTATCAGAAAAACAATAAAAGCATCTCAATGTATTGACAGTGATAATTCAAACTGGACAACTTACAAAAACGCAGGTAAGCTAAGGCAAGTAGGAACAAGGCGACAAACCAAAACTTTAGATGGTATTATTATCGACAGTGATAATTATAACTGGACAACTACGAACCTGAATAATGGTAAAATATTTAATCAGACAGCAAATACCGGATGGGTTCATAGACAAAGAGTTACCGAGAATGATACTTGGGTACAACAGTATCGACAAACACAAGTAGAACATTGGGATATATATGGTTGGAGAACTGATGATGATTGGCAAACTCAATATGAAGTATGGGAAACTTATTATGACGAAAGTTTTAGGTATGATTCTAATTTAAGGGTAGAAGATGAAACCTATTATTCTAATCAGTATACTTGGACAACTACAAAAAATTGGAGTTATTCAGTAGGTAGTAAAAAGAATTTTACTGCATATAATTCCGCAACTTCAACAAGCTCTAAAGAATTTACGGTACTTTCAGGAGGTATAGGAACAGAAAGTAATTGGTCTACGAGTGGTAGTACAAGAACAAAAACAAGACCAACAACATTTACCCGTGATACGTCATATGGTTATTATTATTCAAGTTATGATTCTGCGTGGACAAAAGGTACTCAAACATGGGATGAAGTTGTTGATAAAACTAATTGGAAAACGTATGATTCATCTGCAACAAAATATTATAATGCTTATCTTAAATCTCATTATACCGTATACCGTGATACATCATACGGATATTATTACAGTGATAATTTAGATAGTTCATGGTCAATTCAAACATCCGAATACTACACTGGAATAAATAATAAGTCAGGATGGGTAACTACAACAGGTGCGGCAATAAAAGAATATGCTTATCTCGATTTATATAAAGCATATTATTGGAAGTACACATGGGATTCGCTTGATACTAAAACAAGTGCTGATACAGCATGGACGGCATATGGTACAGGAACGACTTTTCAATATCAATCAAGAACAAGCGGTTCCAGTGCGAAATATAAAATAGCATCTGAAAGACCCGCAAAGGCAAGCTGGTATACATCCCTTAATACTTTATATACTGATACTGCAGTATATAAAAAAATGAGTAGAAGATATACCCGTACTCATAAATATGATTATACTTTTGCAAATGCGGGTACAGGTTGGGCGGCTTATCATAATCCAAATTCAGATGCGTATAATAACTATGTCAAAAATACAAGTCAAAGTAATTTGGTTTATAAAGGAGTTACACTTGCTGACCAATACAACGTAGGTATGTACAGTGCCACAAATGTATATTACTCACTTGCAAGAGATTATCGAAGAACAGTTAAATATGGATATTTGTTTACACCTCCGGAAGGTGGTCATTGGTTACATCCTAATGCAGATTATAACGAAGAAAACGACAAATTTAAATACACAGCAGGTCAAGTGATTAACGGAATTACATATCTTGAAAATGTATACAATATCAAAAGACGTTTATATGTGAGGGAAGTTACCTACACATGGCAGGAATCAGCTGTGTTAAAAAAGATGACATATGAGATTCCGGCAAATGTATGGGATTCTTCAATGGCATATACTGTATATATCACGTATCCAACAGATTCAATTGCTTATTTACAGGAAAACACTGTGAGAGAACTTGCAATGAAACAGGTTGGAAGTTTTGAGGATACGGAAATCAGTTATTCAGCAACAGGTGTTTTGGAAACTGACAGGCAGAATGAAGTCCGGAATGCCATCGTTACAGACAGTACTAAAGTTGCAGAAGTTGGTAATGACCGTAAATTTTATATATATTGGGTATACTCATTAAAATATGATGGTTATATTAAATATAACAATGAATCCGCTGTTGCTGATTATAGTGTAAGTGGTGTGATTTATGCGGCTAACCCGTATCAGAGATGCATCATGCACAATACGGCGGAGAAATTTAACTCAATGCAGATTACATGTGCTAAAGAATCAGTACATGGAACAAGGCGAAACATCATTGCGGGATTTATGGAAATACATGGATTGTTTATCAATTTTGACAGATGGGGGATTTCCACAACACGAAATGTATCAGCATCAACTCTTTATCCTGCTGAAAACTTATATCCACATGACAGTACCATACCAGGATACAGTGGATACGGAGATATTTATCCAAGTGTGGGAAGTACTGAGGTAACTGATGTATCAATCTGTAAATCTATTTATATTGATGATGACCTGAACAATGAATTTGACGGAGTTGTGATTTCCAAATCGAGTACATCCGCAGATGAAGCGGGTTTATACCCGTTTTATTACAACAGGCAAAATAAAAGATATGGTGCATTGCCAAGTGGTATGCCTGAAGTCGCTCATACTCCCTGGGAAGGAAATAATTATTACAGATTGGATAATAACTTTTTTATCAATAACTTTATATTTACAGAAAATCAGTTAAAAGAAATCTGCAAACAGATTATATCTAATATTGGTAATCTACAATATTTCAATTTAACGGCGCAGTTAAGATCATTACCGTATATGGAAGTTGGGGACAATATTGACATAATGACGCCTAAAAACGGTTATGAAACTGTAATACTCAGACGTGTTATGAAAGGTTGTTTAGCTCAAATGGATAGTATTGAGACAGATTTCTATTAAGGAGGAGGTATATGAGTAATAATTATTACAGTAAACAATATACGGGTAATAAAATCATTACTTGGAAAAACTTTACTGATACGTCAACACCATTATCAGCGGCAAACTTGCAAAAATCTCACAGTGCTATTAATGATGTGGATAATGAGGTTTTCGCAGCATTTCAGTTGGTTGACCAAACAAAGTTAGATAAATCAGAAGTTCAAAATGCGATTAAAAATGTATCATTTAATCCGGATACAGGAACATTCGTGTTTACACTGTTTAGCGGAAGTACACTTACTTTTGATACCAACCTTGAAAAAATTGTAGTAAACTTTAGTTATAACCCATTGACCCAAAAACTTGAATTGACACAATCTGATGGAACGGTTGTGGAAGTAGATTTAAGTGCATTTGTAGCAAATCCTGATTTACAGGACAGTACAGAAATAGGTTGGACAATTAATGCAAATGGTCAAATATCAGCTTACATAAAAAATAATTCAATTACAGATTCTAAAATGCAACCAAATTATTTAGCTGATATAACGGAACAAGCGGGAGATGCCGAAGCAAGTGCGGAAACTGCTGAATATAATGCGAAGTTATCCCAGTCATATGCTAACGGCACATCTAATCTTTCAGACAGACCTAATGAGGGTATAGACAATGCAAAATATTACAGTGAACAAGCGGCGGCAGTTAATGCCGCAGTTCAGACTGCGAAAACTGATGCTGTAAATGCGGCAAATTTAGCATCCGAAAGTGCATCAGACGCCGCCCAATCCGCTTCTGATGCTGATACAAGTGCCAATAATGCTGATATAAGTGCTACAGATGCGGCAAACAGTGCTTTAGATGCAGAAGCTTATGCAGCTGGTACAAGGAACGGAACTGATGTACAAAGTTCAGACCCGTGTTATAATAATAATGCAAAGTATTATTCAGAACAGGCAGCAGACAGTGTTGACAGTATAGGTGATTCGGTCGAACGTGCAGAAGCATGGGCAGTTGGTACAAAAGATGGAACACCTGTTGCAAGTACCGATACAACTTATCATAATAATTCAAAATACTATGCTGAAAAGTGTTATGCTGATTCAGTGGATGCCGAAAGTGCCGCTCAAAGTGCGGCAGATAGTGCAGAATTAGCGGCGAGTTATTCACAGATAATATTTCCGGGTGTTTATATTGATTTTGATACAATGGAATTAATGCAAAAAGACACTCCCCAACCTTCAAATATAGTTTTGACATTGGATGAAAATAAGATATTATCATACGACGTGGTTACAACATAAGGAAAGGAGAAAAAAATGGCTACAAGTTTAGGTTTGGTGGGAATAGTGAATAAGGGAAACTATTCAGCATCAGCAACTTACGTGAAGGGGAATTTTGTATATCATAATCATAGTACATGGTTATGTATTGTTCCGTCAGCTTCAGGTATCGAACCATCATTACAAACAAGTACAACATGGCAACCACTTGCACTTGGAGTTAATTTGGAAGCGTTCACAGGAGCAACAGCAAGCACAGACGGCACAATGGGCGCAGTACCTCAACCACATGCAGGGGATGAAGGAAAGGTTCTTTATGGTAATGGTAAATGGGGTAACGCGGCGGCGGATGATAACTTTGTCGGAACATTGGCACGGTGGAATGCCTTGACACTTGCAGAACAGATTAAGTATAAGACCGCCGACATAACAGACGATTTCAACGGCTCGCCTATTGACAGTGCTTTGTCTGATACGTCAACTAATCCCGTACAGAATAGGGTTATTACAGAAGAATTTGGAAATATTGGAACTGTACTATACAAGCGTACTGCAATCTTTACTGTGCCTGCCAATACCATAACTGCTACACATTCCGTAGAACTAACAAAAGGGACATGGTTACTTATTGGTGCTGCGAATTGGCAGGCAAACACAAATGGATATAGACAAATACAGTTTACTGATGTAAACGCAGATCCTCCAAGGGATACAGCTGTTTCAAGTATTCCTCCATCATTAAATACAAAGCAACACTATATGCAGGTTATAAAGATACAGAAAGTGGAATCAACCACTACTATAACTTTATATGCGTTACAAACAAGTGGCGGTGACTTAAACGTATATCCGTATATTGGCGCAATTCGAATTAGATAAATTATTTTTGAAGAAAGAAGGTGATAACAATTGAGCAGATATAAAGTAAACCAGACAACGGGGGCACTTGAAGACCTTATCGCAGGAGCGGAAGAGATAGACGGAACACTGTCAAGTACCTCAACTAAAGCGATACAGAACAGGGCGGTCAATTCCGCTCTTAATGAAAGGGATACCGCAATTTCAAAATGCGAATGCCTTGTACTCTCAGCAAATGGCGTGTCAGCACTGCCATACGACTTCTCCAACAATGCGATTGAAACGGACATGGTGTGTATCAACAGCGTTTTAAGTAACCCTTCCGCACAGTTGAGCGATTGGGAAGTAGACACAGACACAGCAGGCAGAGCAAGAGTTACAGGCACGATAAGCGGAACAACGGACATAAAACTGTACTTAATGAAGTCAAGATAAAGAAAGCGAGGAAAATCAAAATGAAGTATGCTTTAATTCAGTGTGTAAACGGAACTTTTTCAATCGTATCGGAGCATGGAGAGAACTTGCAGGCGGCAAGGGTAGCTTTCCATGACAGGTGCAAGATTTTGTGGAATGCGTCAGACGTTATCACCGCAACAGTGGCGATCATCGACAGTAATCTGACTTATGTTGATGGACGTATCGAGGTCATCACCCATGAAGTGACAGAAAGCGAGGTAGCAGAATGAAGCATAAAGTATACATAATCAGGGGGGGGCAGTACGAACCTCACAAAATCAGGAAAGGAGGAAATGGCACAGGCTTAACGTCATTTCTTCCAAGACTTCCGAAAGGGGGTCAGAGGTGTGAAGGTGAGGTGACTCACCGTGGCTAAGAGTAAAATTGCGGTTAATAATATTTTTAAAATAGGTTCTACAAGTGGAACAACATCAACAAATGGAAATATAGGACACCGATTTAATGAAAAAGTAAAAGTTGTGGCGGCATGGGCAAAAAATCATGATACAATTGTTACTTGTTTTCCGTCAACTATCAATCAAAATGTAGAAGATGGACAAAGTGAATGGTGGTTTCATTGTACCTCTGCCCTTGCAGCAGGAGAAGCTTTAGCATCGACAAGCGTTGAAGTGGCTTTTATTTATATATAGGTGTAGAAAATAGGACCACTTAGCCAAACACACGCCGAGAGAATATGGCGATAAGTACGATAAAGAAATTACAAACCCCAAAATGGACACTATTAGCAGGCGTTAAAAGCTCTGACTTAGTGGGAGATGGATACAATACTGTTACGTTAAGCGAAAGTATAGAGCATTTTTCTCTCTTGAGAATTAATACATCGTACTACACGAATGGAATATCCGATTATGGTGGAGAGACTATATCTGTATCAGAGCTAAAGGCAATTCCTTCATCTGAAATACTATTAGTAAGTAGCTTTCATACTAATTTACCTTTTACGTTCGCAGTAAAATACGTTAACGATACAACAGTTAGTGTCAAGCTTTTTAACGGAACGTCTGCAAATAATAAATGCTTATCCATTCATGGAATTTTGTAATTTCAGTGCCAAACAAGGCATGGCAAAAAGTACGATACCGCTTCCTAAAATAGGAAATTTTAGATATGTAACGATGCTTACAGCATCAACCAAAAGCATTACCGGTACTGGTATGTATATTATTTTTTCCACAATAGATGCTTCTCCTGAAGGAAAAATAAATACAGGTATAGTGATGGATTTAATATACATACAGGGTAACAGGTATGCATATACAACACTTGGCACGAATGCACTAAAAGACTTACTCCAAAGTGTATCAGACTCAACAATAACATTTAATATAACGCAGAGTTGGCAGCAATTTGCAGTTTACCAAGTACGTAATTAATGATTTGCAATCTTTGGATGGATGGGGGAATTTTAAGATTGAAAGGAGTTCTTCATGAACCCCGATACAGTTCTTTACGTCTGCGGATTTATATTTGCCGCAGATAGGATATTAATGAAAGGACAAACCTAATGGATGACAGAGCAATAGAAATAGTAAAAGATTACATATTAAAGCATCTTGATAAGTCAGATGAAATTCCTGACTTTGATGTTTATACCGTATGGAAAGCTAAAGTTTTGAAGAATTGGAAGTATCTTCTTTCTTCCACACTTTCAGATGGCATGTACTATGAGCTTACATACAATGGTAACAAGAAAGAATGGTATCTTGATGCATATAAAAAGTTTGAAAATGTGGTGATTGAGGAGGATTAAACTTGAAAATTTGTGATTTTACCAAACATGAATTAGATATGCTGATAGAACAATGTAATTTTACATCACAGGAACTTGAATATTTCAACCTAAAATCAAAAGATATATCAAATGTTGAAATAGCGGTTAAAATGAGTGTTAGTGAATCAACAGTATCTAAATTGGCAAGGAAAGTAAAATCAAAAATTTTCAGGGTAATTTAATTACAAAAAACATACAATTTTCTAAAGAGAATCACAAAAGTTGTGGTTCTCTTTTTTATTTACAATAAAATAAAGGAGGGCAATTATCGTGATGGATATATCTTACATGCTAAATGAAATTATACGCAAAAATCATTGTGATTCTTTTACGGCCCTCATCTTACTGAAAGGAAGTGGTACCGATGGCGTATGTTTTTCTGAACCCAAACCCGTCACAGAATTTGACCGGGGATTGTGTAATACGAGCTATCAGTATCGCGGAAAATAAATCATGGGAAGATACATATATTGATTTAGCCATTGAAGGTTACATGCTACATGATATGCCTTCTGCTAATCATGTGTGGTCTAATTATCTCACCAGAAAAGGATATAAACGAAATGCAGTTCCAAACACTTGTCCAAATTGTTATACCGTGAATACATTTGCCGCAGATTTTCCACAGGGAATTTACATTCTTGCCACTGGTACACACGTTGTAACGGTCAGCGGTGGTAATTACTTTGATACGTGGGACAGCGGCAAAGAAATACCGATTTATTACTTCAAAAAGGAGATGAATTAAATGCCACTTTATAACAATGGTTTTCCTGTATCATATCCACAATTTTATCCACAAAATCAACAATTATACAATCAGCAAGTGCAAATGCCGCAACAGCAATCACAGCAACCACAACAGATTCAAAATGGTGGATTTGTGTCAGTTGCAAATGAAGAAATAGCAAGAAATTATCCGGTTGCTCCTGGAAATAGTGTGACTTTCAAATGTGAAAATGCCCCATATATCTATACAAAAACAATGGGATTTTCATCTTTAGATACACCGATATTTGAAAAATATAAGCTTGTTAAAGAGGAAGATGCCGTTAAACAGAATCGAATATCTATACAGGAAATCAAACCAACTGAAATTGAGGAACTTAAATCTCAAACAGAATCTAAAATTGAGGAAATAAAATCTCAAATGGAACTTAAATTGAATCAGTTGTGGGAGGAAGTAAACAATGTTAAATCTAAGTTTGCAGAACCAGCTGAAAAGAAGAAGGATGGAGGAAATTGATATGGCAGGTAATATCAATGACTTAATGAATCTATACAATCAGTTAAAGCAAAATCCAATGGAACTACTTTCAAGACGTTTTAATCTTCCTCAAAACATAAATACGTCAAACCCAAACGATATCATTCAGCACTTGCTCAATACAGGACAGGTATCACAATCTCAAGTAAACCAAGTGATGGGGATGCAGAATAATCCAATGATTCAACAGTTAATGGGTAAACATTAAGATATTAAAGTCAAGTGTACATAGACTTTGATATAACGGATACTGAATAGTCAGTATTCCTAACCTACAAAAGTTATAGGAGGTATCAAAATGTTAGGTGAAAACAGTGGAAACGGACTTGTTACAACAATGCCTGTTACTCCTTCTTATGGATGTGGCGGATTTGGAGGCGGCTTCGGCGGTGATTGGGGCTGGATTATTCTGTTACTTCTCTTTGCAGGAGGTGGATGGGGCAACGGATTTGGTGGAGGCTACGGAGGTGCCTACGAATTTCCTTGGCTTATGAATGGACAGCAAGGTATCAACAATAATGTGTCAAGCGGATTTAGGGATGCACAGTTGAGTGATGCTGTAACAAGTGTAAGGGATGGTATATCTTCTCTTTCAACTCAGGTTTGTGATGGCTTTGGTAACGTTCAGACAAGTCTTTGCAATGGTTTCAATGGCGTAAACGCATCAATTGCAGGTGCTCAAAACGCTATTTCACAGCAGATGTACACAAACCAGCTTGCAGACTTAAATAGAAGTTTTGATGCACAGACAGCAATGACAGCCGGCATGAACAACATTGCGATGAACCAGCAGAATTGTTGCTGTGAAAACAGAGCCGCAACCGCTGATTTGAAGTACACAGTTGCCACAGAAGCCTGTGCAGATAGAGCGGCAATAAGTGATGCTCTTAGGGATGTAATTGAAGCCAACACTGCATCTACCCAGAAAATCCTCGACCAGATGTGCCAGGATAAGATTGATGCCAAGAATGAAAAGATTCTTGAACTTCAGAATCAGCTCAATATGGCAACACTTAGAGAATCACAGGTTGCACAGAACGCTTTCATTTCACAAGGATTTGCTAATGAGGTTGACCAGCTTTATAACAGACTTTCAAGCTGTCCTGTTCCGACCACTCCCGTATATGGTCGCACTCCTATCTTCACATGTAATCAGAATCCGGGATGTGGATGCAATAATGCGGCTGGTTTAATCTGACACGGAGGTGAGTCTTATGGCAGAGTTTACGAAAAACGAAGTGCAGACTGTACTTCCTAATCAACCGGTTACACTCAATACATCAATTGGGTGTAACAAGGGATATGTATACCACAGACCTGGAAGTGGTATTGTAACTCTTAAAGGAATCACTAACAACTGTTTTGCACGTTATCAGGTTACTTTTAATGGTAATATTGCAATTCCG